ACAAGGGTTAACACCTATAGCTCCAGCTGGAAACTTTAATGTAAGCGATCTAGTGTTAAGGGATATGAGAACTAATATTAAAAAAGCCTTATATAATGACATGTTAGGCAATGCTAATGAGAAAACACCTATGTCAGCTACTGAGGTAGCAGAAAGACAAGCTGATTTATCTCGTCAAATAGGCGCAGCCTTTGGAAGATTACAATCAGAAATGGTAACACCTGTACTACAAAGAGTAGTTTATATCCTTAAAAAGCAAGGTCGTATTAAAATACCTTCTATTAACGGTAGAGAAATAAAGGTTCAGTCCTCTAGCCCACTAGCACAAGCACAACATCAATCAGATGTAGCTAATATAGATAGATTTTTAGCAATGATACAAGGCAGAGTAGGTCCAGAACTTATGAATATCTTAATAAAACAAGATGAAGTAGCTAAGTATGTAGCTAAAAAGTTAGGTATTCCAGAGGAACTCATACGTTCCAAAGAAGAAATGCAAGAAGCTGCGCAACAAATGCAACAAATGATGCAACAACAACAACAACAACAACAATCTCAGGAGGAAGCACCTCCCGAACAATAAGGAGTAAATATGTCAGAGAAAAAGCCCAATATGCTTATAGGTTTAGATAATTTGCAAAGAAACCCTAAAGATGAGGAGAACTTAAATACTTTGTTTTACAAAATGTTCAACACGGATGGTGGTTCTTTTATTCTTAAGTATCTTAAATCATTAACCCTAGAAGCAGTAGCTGGTCCAGAAGTAACGGATCAACACTTAAGGCATTTGGAGGGACAACGCTATTTAGTAGGTCTTATCCAAAGAAGAGTTAACAAAGGCGTAAGCCAAAACAAAGTACAGGAGAATATTAAATGAGTGAAGAACAAGTAGAGTCGGTAGAAGCACCAGTTGAACAAGCTGAAGCTTCATCTAATCCAGCAGAACAAGTAATGGAAAGACCTGAGATTATTCCAGAAAAATTTTGGAATTCAGACTCAGGAGAAGTTAATCTAGAAGATATGGCTAAATCATATGCTCATTTAGAAAAGTTTGCTGGTGGTAAAAAAGATGAAATGAGAGATGCTATTCTTTCTGAACTAGAACTTGACGCTGCCGAAGGGTTGCCTGAAGACGCTAAAGCATATGTTTTACCTAAGTTAGTAGAAGGAATTGATGAGGAAATGGTTGAGTCAAACCCATTAACAGCTTGGTGGAGAGAAAAATGTCATTCTACAGGCTTAGACCAAGAGCAATTTGAAGACGGTATTAATCAATATGTTGATATGATGCAGTCTGGAATGGGAGATCCACAGGCTGAGCTAGATAAGTTAGGAGAAAATGCACAAATTAGAGTAGATTCTATTAACGCATGGGCTTCATCTTTCTTTCCACCTGAAGAATTTGAGACTATTCAGAATACTTTGGGTACTACTGCTGAAGGAATATTGGCTTTAGAAAGAATACAGGAGTCTCAAAAGTCTAATATGAGGCAATCAGAACGATTTGCTCAACCAGAAAGAGAGTTAAGTGTAGATGATGTTAAGCAAATGATGACTGACAAACGTTATTATGACCAAAGACATAGAGACACTTCTTATGTTAAGCAAGTAGATGAGGCTTGGGCTAGACTCAATCGTGCCGGCAAAGCTTAATGCTTTATGTAGAAAAAGGAACGCCAGCTCACGCTTATGAGTTGGCATTCAAGTTACGTCCTTTAGATAAGTTTGAGGTAGCTTTAGGTGGGCACGATCCATTAACGGCTCTTATAAATCCTTTTAGATATACCAGAGATAACGTAAACACCTATACTGTTTTAAAAGACGGTAAAGCATTAGCTATGTTTGGAGTCGTTTCTAACAAACGCAACCTTAAGCATGGAACAGTATGGATGCTATCTTCAGAAGAATTAGATCCTTACTGGTATTATTTTACAAAACGTACTAAAAAATGGGTTGACTATTTTCTTTCTGATTACGAATATGTAGCTAATTGTGTAACAATTGAGCATAAAACTAACATAAAATGGCTAAAATGGCTTGGTTTTAGCTTTAATTCAAAAGAAATACTAGTCAAAGACGTTAAAGTATTGTATTTTTATAAGAAGATACAGGGCGTATCTAAAAACATACAGCCCGTTTTAAATGATCTCGGTCCAGTTTGGGCAACCGAAGAGAAGTTAGATAGGACAACTGGTTAATTAACTTTAAATAGGAGCTTAACATGGCAACGCAAATTTCAACGGCGTTCATTAAGCAGTTTGAAGCCGAAGTCCACATGGCTTATCAGAGGATGGGAAGCAAACTGCGTAATACAGTACGTCAATCAAACAACGTTGTAGGTAACCAAGCAAGATTCCAGAAAGTTGGCAAAGGTGCTGCGTCTACTAAATCTAGACACGGACAAGTCAATACTATGGAAGTCGCACATTCGACTGTTGATGTTACTTTAGCTGATTTCTATGCTGCCGACTATGTCGACACATTGGATGAACTAAAGACTAACATTGATGAGAGACAAGTGCTGGCTACATCTGCGGCGGCTGCCTTAGGACGTAAAATGGACCAATTAATTATTGATGTTCTTGATGGTGGATCTAACTCTGCAAACATCGCACACGGCTCAGCTGGTTTAACACTAGCTAAAGCTTTAACAGTGTACGAAACGTTTGGAGAAGCTGACGTACCAGATGATGGACAAAGATACTTTGTTGTATCACCAGCTGGATGGGCGGATTTATTACAACTCGACCAATTCAGTAGAGCGGAATATGTAGGGGAAGCGGATCTTCCATTTGCTGGCGGGATGACTGCTAAAAAATGGTTAGGATTTACATTCTTTACTCATTCTGGATTAACCCTTGCGTCAGCAGACAGAGACTGTCACGCCTATCACTCAAGTGCATTAGGTTTGGCTACTGGTTCTGATGTAAGAACTGAAATTAACTACGTACCTGAAAAGGTAAGTAACTTGATTACATCGTATTTTAGTGCTGGAGCTGTCGAAATTGACGGCGATGGTATGATACAATGTATCGTAAGAGAATAAGGAGAACATAATATGGCTTTTGCAGCAATTAACTTAAAAAAAATAGCTGGAGCGGGCGATCAAAATCTCTTTATTTATAAGAGTACTGATGCACCGGCAGCTATTGCTGGCTCTGGATACTTTAGTAGTGTCACAGCAGACTTAAAACAATTTGATATTATCCTAGCTGTAGGTACCACAGGTGGTACTGCAACTGGTGATTTATTATTTGTAACGTCTGCAACAGCGGCAGCAACTGTAACAACGACTAACGGAACGTAAAATCTGTCTGTAGGGGGAGTTTACATCCTTTGTTTCTCCCCCTACTTTAGTAAAAAATTATGAGTGATAGTAAATTTGATATATGTAGTAAAGCGTTAGTTCTAGTAGGAGCTAATACTATTACGTCTTTTTCAGAAAATACTACTGAATCTAAAGTAGCTAACCAGTTATACGAATCAACCTTAGAAAATATGCTAACTAGAAGTAGATGGAGATTTGCTTCAAAACAATCACAATTATCAAGACATGCAGATGCTCCAACAGCTAGGTGGTCTGCAAAATACCCAGTAGCAAGTGGAACATTATTAATGCACACTGTTACTGTAAATGACAACGTTATTGAGTTTGATCGTTATGAAGATAACGTTCTGTGTGATGCTTCTACTTCTGATGTAGTAGTAGCTGATTACACGTTTCAGCCCTCAGAAGCTAATTTCCCACCTTATTTCAAACAAGCCCTAGTCTTTGAACTTGCGTCTTTATTCGCTGGAGCAATAGCTAGAAACGATGGTTTGTCTAATTTGTATCAAAATAGAGCCATTGCTCAACTTGCAATAGCAAGATCGCAAGATTCACAAGCTCAAACAAGCAGAAAAATAGATACAACTAGGTTTAGAAATAGGAGGAACTCAGGGGCTATGGGTACTATAAAAGCCACTGTTAGTTAACAGATGGGAGTAGCAAGAGTACATCAATCAAATTTTAATAGAGGAGAACTTGATCCAAAACTAGTTGGAAGAGTTAGCCTTACTTCTTACGGAAATTCTTTAAAAAAAGCTAGAAACGTTATTGTTACTAATCAAGGAGCAGTAGAAAGAAGACCGGGAACTTATTTTAGAGCAGACTTAGGAGCCAGTACTAGATTAGAATCCTTTATATTTAGTGGTTCTCAAGAATATGTTTTTGCATTTCAAAATACAGCATTAAAAATATACTCTACAGCTGGGGTATTATTACAAACAATTACATCATGTCCTTGGTTACTAGCTGATTTATTTGAATTAAATTATACACAACAAGGGGACACAATGATTATTGTGCACTCAAACCATGTTCCTACAAAAATAGTACGTACAGGCGCTACTTCTTTTGTTAAAAATGATTTTGCTTTTGACTCAAGTGTTAATGGAGAAAAGGTATATCAGCCTTATTTCAAGTTTGCAAATGATACAGTTACCTTAGATATTAACTCTATAACAAAAGGAGCTACAGATGTCACATTAACCACTTCTGCTGATTATTGGACCACAGACCATGTTGGTACTAGAGTACGTTACATGGGGGCAGAATTGCTTATTACAGCTCGTACAAACGCTACTACAGCCGTAGGAACGCTTAAACAAGTTCCTATAATGGAATTAGATGAAGATCCTTTTGCAACTTCAGCTGGAACCTCAGTAGTAGTAGTAACTCATGTAGCTCATGGATTTAGTACAGGAGCTTCTGTAACGGTTGCTGGGGCAGAATCTATTAACGATGTTGATGGAGCGGGTATTGCATTTAGCAATCTTAACGGAGCTAGAACAATTACAGTGGTAGATGACGATCATTATTCTTTTGACGCAAGCGGTGATGGAGCAACAGAATCAGTTGACGGAGGAGGTGTACGAGTAACTATATCTGGACATCCGCCTACTAGAAACTGGGATGAACAGGTGTTTTCAGACGTTCACGGTTATCCAAAAGCAATATGTTTTCATGAACAAAGACTATTTTTTGGTGGAGTAACTGATTTACCGGATGGTATTCAAGCTAGTAAAACAGGATTATTTTATAATTTTGATCTAGGAGAAAGCGATGATGCAGATTCTGTCCAAATACAAATTGCTTCAGATGAAATAAATGAAATAAGACATTTAAGGTCAGGCAAGGTTTTAGAAATATTAACTAACACATCAGAGTTTTATTTAAAAGCAGCTGTAGGAAAGCCTATAACTCCAGCAGACATACAAATAGTAAAACAATCTTCTAATGGATCGCAACAAAAAGCTATGCCTAGGTTCTTTGATGGTGCAACAATTTATTTACAAGACAACGGAAGAACAGTTAGGGAGTATTTATTTAACTCTTCCTTAGAAGAATTTTCTTCTGCGCCTATAAGTATTGAGTCTAATCATTTGGTAAACTCTCCAACAGATAGTGCGGCAATAACAGCTTTACCTAACAAAACAGAGCAGATGTATTTTTTAGTTAACACAGATGGAACTATTGCACTCTATTCATCACAAAGAGCAGAAAAGATTACAGGATGGGTTCAATGGAATACTGATGGTGATTTTGAGTCTGTTTGTGCTACTAGTAGTACACTTTATGTTTCAGTTAAAAGAGTTATAAATTCGTCAACAGTTTATTATTTAGAACAAGTTTCTTCTACTGTTTTTGATATACCAACAGATATGACAGTGACCAAAACATTGTCTGGGAGCTACCAGCCACATGGTTCACCCTTAACCAACGGCACAACGAGTAGCTCCACCAATGTTGTTGTTAATGGAATGACATCAGCTCCACAAATAGGAGAAAAGTTTACATTTGCTGGAAATTCTACTGTTTTTACAGTCAATGCAGTATCAGCTACTTCAAACTCTGGTGAATATTCGATTACAGTTAACGCTGCAAAGAGTACAGCAAACGATGTTGCTCTTACTTTTACTTCTTCTAGAACATGGTCGGGGTTAAATACAACTCCAGACATGAGGGGTAAAACAGTATACGGAACATCAGGCTCTATAGAGGGCGGAAGTATTAACTATTACGGAGATGGTGTAGTAAACAGTAGTGGTGTTGTTGTTCTTGATAGCGCAACATCAGCTGTTGATATAGGTTTAGATTACACTTTAGAAATAAACACTATGCCAGTAGATGGAGCTATTACTAGGTCTTTAGGAGCTTCTCCTCTAACTAATGCACCAAGAAAAATATCTAAAGCTATACTAGAATTATCAAGCAGTTATAATATAAAAGTAAATAATACAGATGTTTTAATAGGTACTGTCTCAAACTTAGATACATCGGCAGCTTTAAACAGTTTTACAGGAAAAAAGAATGTGTTTTTTTTAGGATATGATAACGAACCTTTTTTAACTATAACTCAATCAGCCCCTCTACCTCTTAGGATATTGGGTATAACATCGGAGATTTATTTTTAATGTGTGATCCAGTAACTTTAGCAGTAGTAGCGGGGACAGGTGCAACATACGGCACGGCTGCTTACGTAGGTGGTGCTGTAACAACTGGAATGATAGGCATAGGTTTAACTGTTGGTATGGGTGTAATGCAATATGCCTCAGCAAGAGAAGCAAATAAAGCACAAAACAAAGCTTATGATGCAACTGATAGTAGATTAAAAACAGAAATGGAACAGAAGAATTTAAAAATGATATTAGATTCTAATAAGATAAACAAAGATTACCAAAAAGAAAGAGCAAAAATGATAAGTACTTTTGCTGCAAGAGGTATTACATTAGGCGGTAAATCTATTAATGCAGCGTTTAAGTCATTAAGTGACGACCAACAAGATGACTTAGCTTTGTCTAAGCTTTCTAGTTTAGAGTCTCAAACAGTTACTTCTCTTAATATTTCTGATAACCAAGCTGCAAAAGAAGCTTCAAATCAAGCTTACAAATCAGACAGAATAACAAGCTTGTTCCAAACAGGAAGACAATTGACAGGTAGTTTTAGTGAGTTATCAGGTACTAAGCCAAGTTCAAACTCAAATGATGGTACGGACTATGCAGCAATGTCTAGTAGACCACCCGGAGGATCAAATTATTAATGGCTAAGTTAATAGACTACAGACCACAGATAGGAATAAATAGGGGTAGAGGTTTATATCAAGCTGCTGCCACTCTTGAAAATTCAGCTAATAAAGCATCTAGAGCGCAAGAATATTTTGCTAATGAAACCCTAAAAGCTTTAAAAACAGAAGGAGCTAAAAGAGGAATGGAAGAGGGCTTAAATGTCCAGATGGTTTCTAAAGAAATACCTGTAACAGACGAAGCTGGAAACCCATCTACAATAACTGTTAATCTTCCTCCTAAAACTCCAGATTATCTAGGTGTTACTGCAAAAGAAAACTTTGAAAAAATTGCTTATCAAAGATACGAATCAAATGAAAAGGCAAATATTGAAAACATAATACTTAAAGACTACCAGTTAGCTGCTGAAAAAGACCTTAGCCCTGTAGTTATAGAAAATATGTTAGATGAAAAAAGAAAAATTTATAATGAACAACAAAGTCCAAAGTTTGGGCAATTAATGGATGACCATTGGAATAACACGTATAGAAAACATGGTCTCAATTACTTAGAAACATACGGGAAAAGAAGAAAATCTGACGCTAAATTACAATTAAAAAATGATGAAAACAAACTCAATGCAAAAATATACGATGGCTTTACTTCTGGAGAATATGTTAGCGATCAAGAGATTAAAGAGTTTTTTGAATTTTATGAAACACAAGGAGCATTAAGTGATGTTGAAACAAAGATAAAAATTGAAACAATGCAATCTGCTAATACAACAGCAGTTAGAATTGTTGATGTATATGGTAAGTATTTTGGTATAAGTAGGGAAGATATAGAAGGAGATCAAGAGATATTAGATGCAGCAAACAAACAAAACAACAGAAAGTTATTCATAGAAATGTTAACTATAGACTCAGTAAGACCTAATAGCATAACTCTTAAATTTCCCGGTGAAGAAGATTTAATTGTTACACAAAAACAGATAAACAGTCTTACTAAAGGAATTGATGGTGAAATAAAGCCTGAAACTTTTACAACTCTTTTAAAATATATTGAAAAATCACAATCTGTACATAAAGAACTTACTGCAAAACAAATTAGAAATGCACAAATAAAAACACAGTACGATAGAAATAAAAAAGAAGATAATACTCTTTATAGAGACGTAAAAAATTCAGAATTTGCAACTGCTTTAGATACAAACCTTGTACTTAAAACAGATATTGTAAATGATTACAATGAAAGAAATCTAGATAATCCAAACTACATACCTTTAGATGTAGACGTAGCTTACGATAACCCTGATTTTTTAAAATATGTAATTGAAACTCATAAAAATTTACCAGAATCAATAGCTCGTAAATATGAAAACGCTATTGTTAATTACGATACTAAGTTTATTACGCCAGAAGTCTGGGATGTTATATCTCATGGATATGAATCTACAAAAACAGGTTTATTTGATTTTGGCAATGATTTTAATTTTAACAGGCAAGCAGAAGACATTGCTGAATCAGTACAAGCTTTATTAAATAATAATACCGCAATGGGTATTACAGAAGCTATGCAGATAATTAGAGGTAGAAAAGAGGAAGCTAAAGTAGCAACTAGCCTTACCGATGTATACAATAAACAATCAGTAGCTTTTTCTAATAAGTATGATTCTCCTATAGAATTTAATAATACATTTCAATCATCATTTGCAGACGCTGTAAGAGACGCATATGGGTCTTCTATTTCAATAGGAGGGGTGTTTTCTGCTCAAGCAAAAAATACTTTCATATCTGCTCAATTAAGAAAAGGCAGTATAAATGATATGTTAGATGGTAATACTATGAAAAAAGCAATAACCGCTCATTTAAGCAAAATGGGGTGGGAGTTTAAATTTGGTTTATCAACTTATACATCTGGAGTAAATACAGTTTTTGCAAATGATGGAAGTCAAGAAGATAAAACTTTTGTTGCTTTTCCTATAGAAAATATTTATCCACAGTTAAAAAGTGTTGAAGGATATAATTTAGCAAACAAAAACATAAGGGATATGATTAGAGATAGAGGCTTAAATTCTCAAGGGCAACTTCTTCTTTCAGATTCAACAGATCAAAAACTAATGAATACTTCTGGTAATGGATTGCTCAAAGTAGTTCCTACCAACTTTAATCTTTTAAATTTAAATGATTTTAAAAGACAGTATAAAGAAAAAAATATAGAAGTAGAATACTATCTTCAAGCTTGGGATGGTGAGAAATATGAATATTTAAGAGATAGAAATGGTGAGTTGTTTGTTGTTGGTAAAAACTTAACTGAAGAGAATATGTAATGGCTGATGAAGAAAAGTCTTTTATAACAGGTGAAGAAAAATACTCATCTTCTTTAGTAGATCATTTTCTTCCTGAAGTAAGTCAAATGCAAATGATAGGAGACATGGAAGCTAAGGAGCTAGGTGTTGATAATGATGGTTCTTACCCATCTCCAGAGTATCAAGACAATTATTTTAAAAACCAAAAAAACAAATTACAAGAAAGGCTAGATGATGTTTATACTGCTCCTAGCACAGATGAGTACAATGAATACGATATAGGTAATCATTATAGAGAAGTAGACAGTTGGGAAGCTTTTAAAGCTAATTGGAATATTTACATTACAGGTCAAGCAGTTGATAAAATAGACATATACAGTGACATGGGAATGGCAGATGCTACACCTGAGTATATGCCAGATGGGACAGTTTATGATTTTACACAAGACCCTCTTATGCAAGATGCAATACAAAGAGGATATGGTCAAAAGTTTGTAGACGACAGAGTTGTTAATTCAGAACATGCTCAATTTTTATTAGAACAAATAAATAGAAATGCTAAATATAGAGATACAGCATATAGAGGAGGATGGATTCCTATGCTTGCTGCTGGACTCATCGATCCAATAAACATTGTAGGTTTTGGTTGGGCTTCTAAAGGGATTCATGGAATACGTGCTTTAGATAATATTACTTTAGGTGGCATGATTAAAGGCGGTTACATAAGAAAAACAATAGGAAATAAAGGTGTAAAATTATTAGGTAAAGGAGTTGGGGGCGGAATAGGTGTTGCTGCTACTGTAGGTTTATTAGAACCTTTAAGATGGGAGTTAGACCCATTAGCAAGCCCAGCAGAAAGCCCAGCAATAATACTTGGAGCTTTTGTAGTAGGTGGTGTTTTTCATGGAGCTTTAATTCCCGGAATAAAAACAGGTTACAAAGGTGCAAAGAATATGTTTCAAGAGTCTTTCGTAAAAAAATATATAGACTCTCAAGGCGGAGAAGAAAAGCTAGTACGAACTCATTTAGAAAATGAAAACATACAATACGGAGATGATGGAAGTTTTAATTCTTTTGAGTACAGAGTAAACGAAGATGTTGCTGGAATAGTAACAGTCAATGATTACTATACTGGTAGATTCTTAGACAAGACAAATGGGAAAGTAGTTATAACTAAAATGGGGCCTCATGAAAAAACTGTACCAGAAATTAATAAACAAAATATTATAGTAGAACCAGTAAACGAAAACTATGAATATCTACCAGTTAAGATTGAAGAAGTAGATGCTGGAGGAACTCAAACACAAGTTAAAATAACTTATGACGACAGAAATATAAGTAGATATTGGGATATGGGAGAAATAGACGGGGCTACTTATTCTTGGAAAGACATGATTCCAGCGGGAATACATAAAAACATTAAAGATAAACTAGATTTTAAAAATTATGTTATAAAAAAAGAAATTTACAGAGAAATATTTTATCCTATAAAACGTAACGAAACACCTTTAGAACATAATGCTCGTGTTGAAGCAGAAGTTATTAAGGATTTAATTGTAAATTCTACAGATGATTTGTCAACAAAGTATGGATCAATTCCTATTTTGTCAGGCGCAGCTAAATGGGTAAACCAATTTACTGATTTAGAAATAGGAACAAGAGCATTCAAAAAAGATGTAATGTTAAGCAATTTTTTATCAAGACAACTTTATTCAATACTTGGAGATAAAGGAGTTCCAACAAACTCTAAAAGTGCTTCAATGAAAAACTCTGTCCATGACTCAAAACAAGTAGTTCATTTAAGAAAAATTACAGAGTTAGTTGAAGAGTTAGGTGGTCTCTATAATCAATATGCAAAGGGATTACATGATATTGATGCTGAGTTTAAAAGAATACCTTACTTAAGAATGGATAAAACAAAAAACTGGGCAACAACTAAAGAATTTTCTGGAAGAATAATTGAAAAATATTTGCCCGTTATTACAGGAAAAAATATAAAAAGAGACCAAAAACTTTACAAGCATGAGTGGGAAGATATGATTGTAAAATTAGTTGTATCTGAAGATGCTTCTATGAAAAACATTAAAGATGTATCTATTAGAAGAGCAGTACAATCTGTACGTGATTATTTAAAAACATATGAAGTAGATATAAGGACTCTTGGAATGATAGGAAACAAAGAAAGTTTTACTGAATTAAAAGCATTTTACGATGACTGGATTACAACAGTAGATAGAATTTTATATGAAGATAGAAATTCTACAAAACCAATTTTAACTAGAGAACAAAGGGCTGCTTACAGAAGAGAAAGAAATAAAGTTTTAACAGAAAGAAATTTTTATGGTCTTGATAAAAAAATAGATGAAATAGAGTTGATGCCTAAAGGAGATGTTGATACTGCTACTGGAGAAATAAAAGAAGCTAGACACGAAATGCCTTACCACTATTATCCTAGAAGATATTTAACAGACAGTATAGTAGGTGATGTAGATGCTTTTACAAATATAATTTATATGCACTTTTTAGCAAAACGATTAGGCGTTAAAACTGAAAACATGGTTGTTAAAGATTTTGAATCATCAATTAATTTTAGATTAAATAAAATAACTAGAAAAGAGGGTGATAAATTTAAAACAGAATCTATGACTGAGGCAGCAAAAGCAGTTACAAATATTGTAGACCAACATTCTAATTACGGAGAAATAGAAGGAGGAATGAACGGGTTTATATTTGAAAACTTTATGAAAAATAACACAAATAAACAAAGTGCTTTAATAAGTAGAGGATTACAAATTGCTACTAAAAATTTCGTTGACGTTACTTCTTCAAAAGATCCATCAAAAAAAGTAACTTTTATAAGTACTGGTTTAATGGCTGACTTAGCCTTATATACAGACAAAATATCTACAGCCCTTGAAATAAAAAACAGGCATGGAGATAAAAATGCAAGACAAACAATTCTTAAAATGAAACTAAGAATGCTTGAAAAAGTAGTAAACAAAGCAGACGTTACTGAAATGAATAAAGTTGTTAGTGCTATGGAAAATGGCGTTAATAAATTATACGGCTCTTTTTCTCCTACTGATCCAAAAAATCCTATTGTAAGAGTAGGGAACATGATGAAAGATGTTGTTGTTATGGCAAAACTAGGAGCTGTAAGTCTTACTTCTCAGCCTGATTGGGCTAATTTAGTCTTAGTACACGGATGGGACAGAACTTTTGACACTATAGGTTTATATAAAAGTTTAAGAAACACTTTAGATGAAGATGAATTAAAACAATTTATGAAAGAAGAAGCTTATATGATTCCTTTAATGGAACATCTGGCTAACTTATCTCCATACCAAAGACAAATAGCTTATGACACGTTACTTATAGGAAGCTCGTCTAAACTAGGCAAAGGAGCTGTAACTAAAGCTACAAATTTTATAGATAAAAGTGCAGTTAAAATAGAAAAAGCATTACAAAGTGCTAATACATCTTATTTCCAAATGGTAGGACTTCCACAATTTACCGCTTATGTTAAAACTTTTGCTTCTATGATATCAACTCATAGATTTATTGAAGATTTGATTAAAGCTGGAGATGGAGTTTTAGATGCAAAATCAATGAGAAGATTAAAAACCTACGGATTTTCTAAAAAAGATATATTAATATTTAAAGAAATACGTAAAGCTGGCTTGATAGATGAAAGAACAACTACGTTTGATTCTATTCAAACTCCATTAAAAAGTATACTTAATAAAACTGCTACAGCATACATACCTAATATAGCAAAATGGAATGGCAGTAATATAAAAGGAGTACAGTCTTTTTCTTTGTTATTTAGACAAGCAGTTAAAGGAGACGCTGAAAGAACTATATTAACGCCTAGCCCTACAGATAATATGAACTTAGCTTACGGAAGTTTACATTCTTATTCTGAAACTGGACAAGCTTTACTTAGTCATCCTCAAACAAAAAATGCAATTATGGCTGCAACTACTGGTATAGGAGGTTTTCTAGGAGGTCCAGTAGGAGCTGCGGCTGGGTTGGCTCTCGGAAGTGCTACTAAAGTTACTAAAGGACAAAACCAAGTAATGATTGGAAACTCTGCTTTAAAATTATTTTTTATGTTTCAAGGCTGGACAAGAAAAGCAATGAGAGTAAGAGGAACAAACGCTGTGGCTGGAGAAGAACAAGATTACTGGGTTGGAACGCTTAGTGCTGTATTAATAGGTGGAATAATGAATTGGTTAAAAGACTTTAAAGGTGTTAACGATCAACTTGATAAAGGAGAGTTTTCTGAAATAACTTACGCTGCGGCAACTGCTTCTGGAGCTTTTAACTTTAACATGGACTTTATGAATGCAATAGATGTTGCGACTAATTACAGGTATGGAGGAAGAGGTATCTTAGGTTTAAAAAATCCTTATGGTATACAAACTTCTATTGATAGCTGGAGAAATGCTGGAGCTTTGCCTCATTTACTCAATCAAGGATATGATGTTTTTAAATGGGGAACTGATAAAGACCAACAAGAATATCTAACAAAATTATTCCCATACAATAATGTTCCTTTTGCTGGAGACATTTTGTATTATCCAAGCGACCATTACAAAGACGGAAGTTTTATAGGCGAAGCTTTCCAAGAGAATATAATCAAGCCAATTGTAGAATAACTATGAATATAGTAGAGTTTAAGATATGACAATAGCTAGCAATAAAAATACACCAAGAGTTGCTTATACTGCTTCAGCAGATCAAGTTTCTTTTACAATACCTTTTGAGTTCTTTGCTGTAACTGACATAAAGGTATATAACGGCACAACTCTTCTTACTTATGACGCTAATGCTGATGCTGTAAATGAATACAGTCTTACAGGCACAGCTTCAGATAGTGATGAATCCTATGAGTTTGGTGCTGGTGGTACAGTAACTATAGGCGCTACAGGAATTACTAATGGGTCAATTATTACAATCATAAGAGACATTGTAATAGAAAGAGCCTCAGACTTTCCATCATCTGGATCGTTTGATATGAAATCTTTAAACACAGATTTAGATAAAGTCTATGCAAAACTTGCAGATTTAGACCAACATATAGAGCGTTCAGTAAAACTTCTGGACACAGACTCTATAGCAGCAAACATGGCGTTACCAGCTAAAGCTACCAGAGCGGGCAAGGTAATGGCTTTTGCTAGTGATGGTACAATAGATGTAAGTAATAGCACAGCAAATGTGACTGCTGTAGCGGCAATTTCCTCAGACGTGACAGCAGTTGCAAATATAGCTGGCGATGTAGCAGCGGTTCAAGACATTGCTGCGAATGTAACTTCGGTTGCTGGCGTTGCAAGTAACGTAACAAGCGTTGCGGGGATTACTTCTAACGTCACAACAGTAGCTGGG